AATATTAATAGCAAAACAGTTTTAACTTGATCTTTAGGAGGAACTTTAAATTGATTTTTAGTTTCTTCTATACTAGGCTTGATCAATGGGAAGTGCGAATTCATTAATATGATATCTCTGTCCACTTTAGATGATAAATGTTCAGGAACTGTTTTAATACCCCAGTAGTATGATAATATATCAGAAACTGGTTGGGTTAATTTAGTGTATATTTTGTGAGTTACTAGTTTTTGAACAGTTTGGATCTCAAAGGGATTTCTGACTCTAAATGACAATTTAAATTCATCATTGTTCAAGAAAATATCATAATCAACATATTTTGGATATATGAATCTGAGTTGATCATCAAGGTTATCATATTCACTCTCTATTTCAAGTAAATGTTCCATACATTCTCGATATTTTCTTTTAATGATTTTCCCTTCTTTATCATAATCTCCTGGCATATAAAAAACATTTGCTGAGACTGTGGCAGATACTCTGCCATAAAAAATAGATGCTGCTAAGAATTTTAACCCTTCTTTTGATCCTGTTGTGTATAATTTATGAGTAACTCTAAACTGAACTTCTTCAATGGTTTTAGGTGATCTTATAATCAATAGAGGATCCTTCTCTACCATATCTGTTAACTCATTAACTGATAATGCTGAACTTCGTCTAATAGCTTCTAATTGCTTAACTGGTCCAATAGCTGCTTCAATTCGATTTAATCCTCCTAACATTGTATCACCATCCTCAAATTCTGATAACATAGATAAAATGTCTCCTTTAATCACTTTATGTGAGCTCATAAACAATCTTTTTTCTGAAGAGTTCATAGTAGTCCAATATTTTTTATACAACTTATAATTATAATACTCAGGCCCAAACATAACCATTAAAGAAGGATTGAATAAAGGATAATAACCAATGTGATATGGAATATAATTGATTCCCAAATTTGATAAATTATTAACACCGCCAGGTTGTGTATGGTAAATTGATTCACAATATCTTTTGTTTAATATGGATGATAGATAGTATAAATCCAATCCTCCTCCATTTTCTATAATTTGTCTACTAGCTCCATAACTCTCTTTGACCATTCTAAAGAATGAATCAGTATTGGTTGGATGTACTGAGGATAAGCAATATTTCATTAAGGTTGGAATAAATGTCATGTTACTAACAAATAATGAATTAAATTCTCCTATTAATGGATTAATACTTGATTTAACTAGAGATGTTCTACAGTTAAATAAATATTCAGAAATCTGCTGACATTGTAAGAACATTTTCAATTTTGTCATTGTAAATTTCACATCAGAACCATATAACTCAGGACAGAAGATGGTATATGAATCATCTGATGATAATAAATCTTCATGATCTTCTGAATTTAAACCATCATCAGAACACCATAATCTATACAATTCATTTCTAAATGATATCATACACAAATGTAGAAAAGATGATGTATAATGTAAAATACCTTGTCCCATATTTGACTCGTTTTTATATAACATCACATGATCTTTCAAAAATTTTTCTTTAAGTGATTGTAATCCTGGAAATTCATGTTTATATTTGTTAATATCATCTTTATACCATGAGTCCATTAATCTATCTGGTAACACACAATCTTTATTTTGATGTCGTATTAAAATATCCATTATATAAGGAAAATAAGATCCTAATTGATGCTTAAATTGAGTGAATAAATACAAAAATTGAATTGGGACAAATCCAGGACCCCATTTACTTTTGTCAAATGTCAAGTGTATTGGGCTTCTAATACCTTCATATTTCTTTGATGTGTATAAAACAGATTTTATACTATCATATTTAGTAACTCCATGTGTTAATATTTCTCGCTTATCAAATGAACATAAATTTCTAGATATTGTTTCTAATAAGTTTATCCTAATCCTATTTGTTATAGGCAATATTAATATTTCTCTAACTCCCCCAATTTGATTCTTCTTAAAAACATGATAATATGTTTCTTCTTTTTTGTATTTTTTAACCACATCTAATGTGGTCATTAATCCCTCCTGTAGTAATTTTTGAACACCTTGTAAACATCTAACCCTAGTACTCTGTCTATCTGAAGCTTGGTTATATTGATACACTTTTGGACCTGCTGATGATTTGAATGTTGCATATTGATCTAGTGTTTTATTGATGTTCCTTCGATTTATACTAACTTTATAATGATCTCCTGCGGGATCCTCAACTGCTTGTCTTTGAAGTTTTGATCCAATCTCTATGGATCTTTTTGAAAACTGATGTAGTTTAGGTTCATCAATTATTAACATAGCAAAATCATAATCTGAAAATCCTGGTTTGTATCCTAGATGGTTATTTTCTAATTTTACAGATTGGAAGTTATCTTCCCCTTCTATTATTTTATCTAATATTTGAAAACTTGAATGAGTT